GCGCCGCTTGCCCCCGGCGCTGGGGAACAGGAGGTCACCCGTCATGCCCGTGATATATACTCCCCAACAAGTCGAATCAGTAGTTTCTTTCGCGCTTATTGCGCCAGTGTTTCAACTGTGTTAGGATTATCTAAAACCTTGTACCAGCCAAGTTTAATCCTCTTCCTTATAACATGTTTCACCACATTACCGGCTATCTCCGTATAACTCCATAAAATCTTCAAATCTCATGGTAACGAGCCAGCCGCAATTATTTTTTCGATGGAATACGGTCGGCTTCTCGTCTGTCTTTGCATCCGCAACAGACTGCGCCAAAGCATCATACAGGTTCAGACGCTCTACTCGCTTGCATTCGATGTGTATCCCTGGTAGCCCAACCACATCAGCGTCGCCGTTCGAACCACAGTATTGTTGTCCTCTGCGCGCTTCATAGCCGTATTCCTTCAGTTTCCGCGCAAGCTCTCGTTCTCCACTCGCGCCCTTGTTCCTGCTGTTCGTTTTCCTCATCCTCCTTGTAGATAATTCCATATACTTTATACATTTTTTGGAAGCTCTCCCTTCCATGCTGATGCGCGTTTGTGTGATGCTCCCGGCATAGGCATATCTTTCGATGGTCCGAATCGTCTAGGGTATTGCGGTTGTTTCCCATGCCGATAGCATCCCAATGATGTATTTCCCCATCTCTTCCGCATATCGCACATTTTTTATGCTTTATACAAAAATACAGGTATCGGTTAATATCATCGGTACGCTCCACAGCGTTATCCGTTAATGGGATTCCATTTTCCACCGCGTACTCCAATATGGTGTTAATAAACTCCCGCGCCGTATCCATAGAGCAGTCTGCAAGGCTAAAATATCCGCATCCTGTTTTCACGATATGTAAGTATTTCAACCACTCCTTCTGCTCCTCTGGAAGATAGCCAGTATAAGATGCTATGTCCCGGATCGTCGCATATGCCTTTTTACGCTGCTCGGCGGATATATGCCGTCCATCATCCAGCCGGATTTCTGCATCCTTAATCTTTTTTTGCTGAGGACTTCGCCGAGGCCTTTAATCGGGACGGATATAATTAAGTCTGTCCCCTTGTCGGTGTCCTTGTACTTTTCTATCCTCACAAACGCATTCATGATTTCCCTTTGCCCCTTATGTCATACACAAAAGCCATTTTGTTAATGGAGGTATTTTTAATAGCAAGTGCCACAATCCGGGAATCTTTGTAGATGATCTGCGTGACATGGAAACGATCGTATGTCGTAAATTTAGGCTTTGTCCCGGATATTTGCACTTTATCAGATGGAATCCATATAAACGGCGCAGTATACAGCTCTCGCCCTATGCCCCAGTTAAAACAGGCGCGTTTAAAACTATCGGATGCAAGTCCTTTTTCCTTTGCCGAAAAGGATTCTATGCCCGTGTCCTCTTTTGATATCCAAAGTTGCTTCTCGCTGTCATAAATGCTTACGGTACAATTCGCATTATCCCGCGTATGCTTCCGCTCCCAGTTCATCGGGCCTACAGCCTCGTCGAGGATGTTCATGTCACATCTTGCATCCTTATACAGCAATAGTGAGCAGCCGTTCTCTTTTACTGTGGACACGCGGCATTCAATCTCATCCGCCCTCAGCTCTCTAAATTTATTCATGTCCGCCTCCTACTTAATCCGAAGATGCTCCCCGCGCTCCTTCAATTCAGCAAATGTGAGGGTTTTTCCTGCATTCAATGCCTCTCTAATCTTAGACGTGTCAGGGATTTTCTTCATGTAATCGTCTGGGACTGCCGTATCATCCACTTCCATCGGAGCGACGCCGCCGTTTTTGCAGATTGCAAACGAGTAGAGGTTTGTTTTAAACTTCTTCCGGTCGCAAAGTACCATTGCTCTCTTTAGCCTGTCTTTCAGCATCGCGCTCCGTCCGTGTAACTGCTCCGCGCGCGCCGCAAGGCGATCAGCTTCTTTTTCAAACTTCGCGGCTTCCGCATCCAGCTCCGCCATAATGATTGCGTAATTCTCCGCCTTTTCTTCTAGTTCGCCGTCCATGCCGTCCAGCGTGTCTTCGATAACCTTCATCTCCAACTCATCCGCTGATTCCATCATTTCATATAGTTCCAAATACTGCCCTGTGATCTCATATAATGTGCTCATCTTCTTTGTTTTCCTCCTGTTCAATCTCCTGCGTTATCCGCATTATTCTTCTCAGGCGCTTATGCGCCTTTAATTCAGTTCCCGTATCCAGGCTTTCATTGTATTCATCTATCGGCTGTTCTGTATACATGTTACTCATCCTTCCACATGTCGCGGAATTTATCAAAAAACTCATTCACGGCCTTATTCATCTCTTCCATCTCTGGTATCGTTTCATTTTTTTTCTTACATGCTTCTATCATGCCAACGTAAAGCGTTTTTTTCATGATACTCTTCGCATCTTCATACGATACCCCAGCATCTAATAGGCTTTTCGTTACCGACGCAGACGCTACTGCAAAATCTCTAAGGACGTTCAACCCCGTCCCCATAATTCTCACTTTGCCATCTTCTGATAAAATCATTGCATTCTCTCCATTCCCGCCTTATACTAAAGGCGTAATATTTTTCATTGGTGCTGGTACTTTGGTCGGTTCAGCGCCTTTTTCTTTTCCGGCTTCTTAATTCTTCTTCGCGTGCCGCGCACAGCACTGTTGCCACAAAGCAGCCGGCGGCGGCGACCGTCAGTACCGTCGGCGTGATCATCATGCCAAACGTCTCCCACATGATCAGGGCTGCCATGACCAGCGTTGTTCCAGTCATCATACATATATCAGACTTGTCCATCTTCACTTTCATCTCCTTTCCGGCTGGATAATCGCCCACCTCAGCGCCGCAGCTGCTTCGGCATCGCTCTTACCTCCTCCCTTTCTTTTTGCTGTACCATACGGATGCTATTATCAGTAGAGTAAGCTCAACCGCTGCCCCTACTATTACTCCGCACCAAAACGGCGATATCCACACCATTTCTCACCTCCTCTCCCGAACATCTGCAAAATCTCGTCATCTGTAAAATGTAATACCCTGTCGAGCGCCCATATCTCTCCCAACCGGATTGTTTCACCCTCTGCTTTCCGCTTTACGAGGGTGTTTCTGTTAATGATGTTCCGGCGGTCAAGGTCCTTTCCTGTCAGCCCGCTGCGTGCCAGTCCAACATTGATGACGCGCCGGACGGCTTCTTTGCGATCTGCATACACCCCAAGTGCTTTTGTTTTCGGCATCTCTTTCACCTCCACATCCAATATAGATTTGATAAAATCAGCGCGGCCATCGTGATTTCCCACGCTATGCGCCATCTCTTTGTCTCCTGCTTTGCTTCTTCGATGATCTCTACTGCAAAGCTGTCTTCTCTTTCGTTAATAACCATACCTCCTGTCTCTTGCTTCCTGCTTATCCCCGTCCTATACTGTACTCACAGGCTCCTGCCAGAGCCGAGTACATAGAAAGGAGCGTTCAGACGTTGGAATTATCATCGAGACTCTATCATTGCCATAAAATCAACAAAAACGTAACTATTCTTGAGGATTACGAGATTGTTGAAGGCAAGAAGCGCCTAGTGCGTTGCTCATGTCCATATCATGAATACAAGGATAAGAAGCCGCACTGTGATGGGAATACGGAGTTTGGTTTTCCGTGCAGTTATGCAAAAAGTCAATAACCAAACTAACAAGCTCATCACATCTCTCGCTTGGAGATAGGTAACAATAAAGCCGTAAGTCGCATTTGCAGCAATCCCCAGACATATCTTTGCAGTGCTTGCTGACGGCTTTATTAAATTCCACTGCGTTCATCATTCGCTTTCTCACCTCCCCTCTTCGCCGCTTACTGCTTTTTCTAAGTCTCTGCGAACCCGGAAAGCGTTCGCGTTAGAAAGCAGCACCGCCCGGTCTTCTTTCGGAAGAAGCAGGAGAATTGAAACAAATTCCTTGATTTCTTCCTGCTCATCCGCTGTTATTACGTCTTTCAACATGTTCACTTTTATCACCTCGCTTTGTATCTTATGACACAATTATACGTCCCATTGACACTCTTGTCAATAACTATTTTGTTGACAATGGCACTTTTTTCTGATATGATAAGTGTAAAGGCAGGAAGGTGGTGATAGATAATGAAAGAACGCTTGAAAATATTGAGATCAGAACTTGGATATACACAAGAAGAGTTTGCAAAACGACTGGGCTTAGCAAGAAACAGCATTGCAAATTATGAAATTGGGCGGCGCGAACCTACAAATGCTATCATATTCTCAATATGCAGAGAATTCGGCGTAAATGAAGACTGGATCAGGAATGGGAATGAACCGATGTACCTACCTGCAAGTGACAAACTGGAAGGATACCTCGGACAGATCTCAAAGGGCGACGACACCTTTATAAAGGACTTGATAGAGGTATATATGGAGCTTGACGAAACATCAAAGGAAGCGCTGCGGAAAATCGCCTATGCAATGGCAACAAAATATAAGGAAAGGGAGCAACCTTGAAAGCTGCTCCCACCCCTTACTTTTCGATGAAAACTTTAACAAATGAATATATCTTTTTTAAAAAGACCTCATTGTTAATCTCATCGACCATATTTTTAATGAGCTGTTTGTAGTCCATCGTGCATCCCTCCCAAATACGAACATTTGTTTGATTATATATTAGCACAAAGATATATATATTTCAACAGATGCGGGCAGGGAAACGCGATGAAGCGTCAAGCCTGCGCGACAAAAAACGACAGACTGCGCAGGTTTTGACAGAATGTTACACATGGTTATATCGCTGCGGCGATTAACACATAAATACAATATGAGGAGGATAAGATTATGGCACTTATCACATGCCCAGAATGTGGGAAAGAAATCTCGGATCAGGCTTCTGTCTGTCCAAACTGTGGCGCTCCGGTTGCAAAAAAATTCTGTCAGCACTGTGGAGAACAGATTGACAAAGATTGCGTGATCTGCCCTAAATGTGGGAAGCAGGTGCAGGAATCAGGGCAGTCGAATGTTGTGATCAACAACTCGGCAAGCTCAAGCTCTTCTGCAAGCTCTTCTGCAAGCTCTGCTTACAACCGATACCGGACAAAAGTTGCCAAAAACAAATGGGTATCGTTGATCCTCTGTATATTCTTAGGATGGATAGGCGCACACAAATTTTACGAAGGCAAAGTCGGCATGGGAATTTTATATCTTTTCACGTTTGGCTTATTTGGAATTGGATGGATTGTTGATATTATTTCTATTATTTTCAAGCCAAATCCCTACTATGTTTAATAAAAAAAGAAAGCCCCGATGCTGGTAACACCAGGGCAATCAAGAAAACTATACAGCACATGAGGTGGTGGTATGTTTTCCCTCGCAAGAAAAGTATATCACAGCCTCCTACACCTGTATAGGTGTATTTTTTATACCTAAAAGGAGGATTAACTATGGCAACAGCAAAAAAACTCCCGTCTGGATCATGGAGATGCCGTGTTTACGACTACACAGACGAAAACGGGAAAAAACACTATAAATCATTCACGTCTGACAATCCAAAGCCCGCAGGAAAGAGAGAGGCTGAGGCTGCCGCCGCTGCCTATGCAGTTTCAAAAAAAACTGCTGCTCCGCGTTCCTTAACTTTCCAGGCAGCCCTTGAGGCCTACATCGAAAAAAGGTCTGTCGTGCTGTCCCCTTCCAGCGTCCGGGAATATAAACGCGCCAGGAAAAATTATAAGGACTTGAAAGATATCCGAATAGATGACATAACCCAGGAGGATATCCAGAGGCATGTCAATGCGTTTACCGAAGGGCACTCCCCGAAGAGCGTCCGGGATAACCACGCTCTAATCAGTGCCGTATTAAGGGAGACGCGCCCCGATTTTGCACTGAACACCGTTCTCCCGCAGAAGATTCGACCGCAGCTCTATGTACCGACAGATGATGATATAAAAAAGGTTATGGAGGCAGCCAAAGGGACAGAAATGGAAATCCCAATCCTACTGGCAGCCTTCGGCCCCATGAGGCGCGGGGAAATCTGTGCGCTTGACCGAAGTGATATAGCTGGGACACGCGTCCATGTGCACCGCAACATGGTTCTAGATGAAAACAGAAAGTACATTATCAAATCCCCAAAATCATATGCTGGAGACCGTTTTATAGATTTTCCCTCCTTTATTACGGATCAGATTCCAAAAGGCAACGGCAGAGTGACGGAACTCAATCCGAATATGATCACCCAACGATTTAACCACGTCCTAAAGCATGCTGGAGTGCCGCACTTCCGATTCCACGATTGCCGGCATTACTGCGCGTCTATCATGCACGCAATCGGGGTTCCAGATGCTTATATTATGGAGCGCGGCGGCTGGGGGAATGATGGGACATTAAAAAACGTCTACCGCCATGCGATGGAAGACCAGCGCGAAAAGATGTCAAATAAGACCAACGGTCATTTTGACGCGATGTTCAATTCTCTGTAAGCATGTCATATTTCGTGTCATACTGTTGTTTATTTTAATATTTTAACGTACATATATATACTTTTAATAATATTACTATATATCCAAGAAATGCTTTAAAATCAGCATTCCCAGCAAATAAAGGAATTTCAAAGCATTATGCAAACCAGTTCAAGTCTTGTCACTCCGACTAAAAGAACCTTGAGAGATCAAGGTTCTTTTTGCTTTGTGTCATATTTCGTGTCATACATCATCAAAAAATAAAAAGCTGGGAGGACTTTGCTTGCCCTCTCAGCTTATGTCTTTATTCTGGTTTTCTTTTATTCGCCACTTTTCAAAATCTCCGTTTTTTACTGCTTCTTCCGCTTCAGCAAATAGTAAAAGTTAGATAAAAAAAGAAGGGGCAGCTTTTCGGCTGTCCCTAACTTTTAAAATTCATCGATCATCGGGCAATCGTGATGATCCATCTCCTTTAGATCATCTATGCTCACATAGTACTTTATGAGCGCGTATGCAATGTCTCTTTTCCCTGGTGCGGCGTTCAGGTCAAAAGTAAATGGCATCTTCCGGAGCGCATCGTTGTATGCCGCTGAAAAGATCATGTATGCCCGCGTATGTAGTTTTGCCGGTCTCTCGCCGGATTTCTGATTCCGGTAATCCTCTGCGATTCCTTTCCAGCTCAAATCCTCTGGAATCTCTGAAGTAATATATACGCGCTCCGCGTAATCATCAGGAAGTTTTTCTACCTCGATGTATGCATATTTCCTCTGCCCGTTTTTCTCGTATCTAAATACGATATCATCGATATACGGGAGCGCGGTATATTTCACTCCGTTTTGCTTCAAGACCTCTTCAAAAGGTCCATCGATGACCTGATATATTACCTCTACACCATAATGATTAAATTTTTCCATTTTTTCTTCTCCTTTTTCATTTTCTTTTTCCAGCCGATCCAGTTCAGCATTATTTGTTATACCTTAAAACTGGATCATAACTCGCGATCCTGTCGATATCTACTATCACAATCTGCCCTTTTATCATCGTAAACCAAATAAGCATTGCACCCTTTATTCTGCGATCAATCCCTTGTTTGCTCTTTAATGGTATAAGCATGTTTTTCCCGACAATTGCGATGTTGCACCCGCGATTAAAAAACCCTTTTAATATGTCGTAAAATAATTTTATCTGTAAACCTTCTTCTTCGTTTACGAGATATATCCGGTTTAAATTACCGGGCTTCTTCGCATTATAAGAGCATCCCATTGGATAACCCTTTCGCTCTTTTTCCTTCAACCATTTTCCTTTCGTCATACCTGATCTGGGCGGCATACTTATAGACTTTTCTCTCCAGTCTTTCATCCCGAGTTCTCTATAAAGTTCCGGAGAATCCATAAGAAAAAATTTTACAATATCCTGATCTTCCTTTTTAATTTTGCGAATATTATTTTTTATAACGTCAGCAAAAAACATATGGTCTCCCGGCGTTTCCAGCTTTTGAAAATATTCGTCTATGTCCGCATCAGTCAACTTTTGTACGTTTCTGCAGTAAAACGTTAAATAATTGTTGCTAAAAACCAGCTTGCTTTTTACCGGTTTCTGCATGGATACAATCCATGAATAATAGTCCATCATACGATATTTCGTATTAAAATAGATCATCCTTTCGTTGCGGATTTCCCTTATTATTTTCCCGCCCGGAGAAACAAATATATAAATTCCGGGACGTGGTTTATATGCTCTCAGCGCAATATCTTCCAGATTTTCAGCGCCTATATCTTCAATGGCTTCCAGCATATCATTTCCCCTTTATATCAACTCAATTTTTGTTATTTTCACAAGTGTGTCCAATGGATTCTCTTTCTTCTCTACGATATCAAATTCGTAGTTGATCCACTGGTCATTTGTTATTTTGTGCGAATATGATCCGTAAGAACCAGACTCCTCATCATCCGGTGCTTCGCCCTCTCCGTCCCAGACATCGTTCAGTTCTACAATTTCTCCAACTTCAACCTCTGGAAGATAATCAACTTCAAAATCACCGGTTTCTTTTGCGATTTCGTACGCTTTTTTCACTGTCTCATTCATTTCGAGCTCTCCTTATCTGCTTTCTTGTTTTTACTCAATTTTTGTACCATCTGGGAATTCAAAACCAGAATAGTATTTTGCCCCTATGGCTTTCGCCATATTTTGGAAGTCCTCGTCGGAAAACTTCCCTGTTTTTAAACGTTGGGAAAATGCGGACTGTGATAATCCTATTCGCTTTCCAAGTTCCGTTTTGCTGATTTCAGCCGCGGAGCACGCCATGTTTACTTTTTGCTGGATGGTTAAAATTTTTACCGCCTCCTTATTATTTATTAGGTTTTCCTTATATCTTATTATATAATACTTCTGATTTTTGTCAACATGTATTTGAAACTTTTTTTGATAAAAAAACAGAGCTCATAAGAGCCCTGCTTTTCGGTGTTGTTTTTCTGTATGTCTTTGGTCAGAAAATTTACTCTTTCCGCCACTTTTTTTGTTTTCCCGTCCCATTTAAAACCGCGTTATTTCAGTTCTGCGCGGATGCCATACGTCTGCCCCGAGACAGCTTTAACCTTGTCCCAATTGATACCAAACGTGTCTCCATCCTCTGCGCCAGCATTTAACTTATATGTAAGATACTGCGTTTTATTTGTTTTAGATGTCTTTTCGCGTTTTTCAGGAGTAGCATAGTCAAAAGATAACTCCCCGGTACGATCATCAGCAGATGCCTGCAAAATCTCGTTCTTGTAATAAGACCCGTAATACCCGCGTGATTCTCTATATACTGCTTCTATTTCCCTGGGCTCTGCAGATGGATCGATGATCCCACCTCTATTTTTTTTCGCACTTCCGGCTGCGTTTAAAGCAGATCCGCGCCCACCGAAAAACTGTAAATTTATCACCATGCCGCCACCTCCACAACGTTAAATTTATCGCTAAACGGCTTTATCCTGATTATATCACCTTTGCAATCGTCTGGTACAGACCCATAAAAGATAATCTTATCAGGACATAGCCGCTTCATCATTTCATCATAGCCTGCGGCCGGGAGGACTTTGAATGTTCTCTCGGCCTATATCTTTATTCCAAGATCTTAACCTTATGGACAATCCCATTAATTCCCATCGCCGCAAACTGCTGCCGGATAACCTCTGCCTGCTCGCGTGTCCATACATCAGCTACGGATACTGTGTAAATCACTCCCGGCTCCGCTGCAGGATGCGTCCATTCCGCAGGATCATCATATGCGATATCAAGGTCTGCATCTCCCATGATACCTGGGATCTCCCCACAGCTCGTGTACTGCCATACAGATATGTCTCCGTCAACATTTGGCTTGTATTTCTGATCCGGCTCGTCATCAAACTGCATCGTTCGATATCCGCGATAATAGCGTGCTATGCACAACCGTGTCCCAGCAAACGCATTAAAGTCAAACCAACGCTCCTTATAAACATACAACCCGATATACAGACCAAATCCGTACCCTGCCGTTGTGATGACCTCCTGCGCTGCACGGATGCACTCTGTCAGCTTCTCAACTCCCAGCGGTCGCAGCGCACCTTTGTCCTCCACATCCCACCATACCATTGTGCCGGTCAGCCCGTAAGACCGCAATAATGCTACGATCTGCTGCGCTTCCTGTTGCGCCACTTCCGGCGTGGCTGCGTAGGTATATTTATAAACTGCTATCGGAATGCCGTGCTTTCGGCAGCCTTCCAGATTTGCAGCAAACTGATGATCTTCCTTGCCCGATCGGCGCACACTGCGCAAGATTGCGAATGCAACTTTTGACGCTGCAACCTGTGCCCAGTCTATCACGCCTTGATTATCCGAAACGTCAATTCCTTTCCACATTTGCATTACCTCACAACAAAATTCTCCCACTTCTTGTATGCATCCACATACGTTTCCTGCTTGTCCCCATTATGCGTGATTTCGTAATACATACCGTCAGAAACAGTTGTGCTCAACAGCGCTTTATGGTTCTGAAGCGTCTTGCAGTACCAAACCACATATACATCATCCTGTGTAATCTGCTTCTGGTCGGTTTTGTCCGCATGGCTGTTGAAATAGTCAACGACAATCTGTTTGCTCTTTTCTAAAAATTCTTTGCTTCCCATACTTTCAATCCTCCGTATAATCTTCGATCACAGTAATTCCGTACTCAATGGCGCAAGTATTTTCGATGCGGCATCCTCTTGCGTTTTCCCAGCCTTTTGCAAAATATGCAATGTCTGCCGTAGAAAGCAATTCCAAAGATTTTCCCAAAAACCACAGAGGTCTCGCATCCGCAGGCGCGCTCTGGAAAAACGAATCAATAACCTCTACTTCTTCGTTCTCTGCAAAATTTCTCTTTGCGCTGGCAATTGCCTTTTCCCTCTCTTTTAAAATTTCATCATCTGTTTTGCCTTTCATCGGCTGTGAAATAAAAAGTTTTTTCATATTCTACTCTCCTTATCATTTTATGAGGGCGACCGAAGCCGCCCCAGAATCACGCTTAACCCCGCGCCGGGAGATAATCGGATCACCTTATCCTTCCTGTACTTCTTTCCATACACTATCTGTTCCTACAGATCCAGGCTCCCATACATTGTTATCGACAAGCGATTCCCAGACCTTACTGTTGTGTTTTACCTTATCGCCTTTTTTATATCCGTTTGTGCTTCCAGGCTGCTCCCAGTCCGGGATAACACCAGGATCAGGGATGAGTACCTTTGCAAACAGGGACGGTGCCGCTTCCGGGGTCCACTGCTCCTGTTTATCGTGGTCAGACAGGACATTGTACAGCACTTTATTATAAGTGCACCGCTGCCCTTTTGTCAGATGTGTTCCGTCCTTCAGTGCTTCCCATTCAGGGTACAGCGACGGCACGAGCAAAGCCTGTGCATCCGTGTTATCCACAGCGCTGATTTTAGCCTGCTCTAGCATTGCCAGGAGATTTTCTTTCGCTTTTTCCGTAAACATATCATTTGTCCTCCAAAATACCGTTGATTTCATTGATGCCGGACGTGATGCTGGAAACATCGTTTTCCAGCTTTGTGACTTTATCAGTCAGTCCATCCGGCAGCCCTGCTTCTTCAACTTTTTCCATATGCACCGTACATACATCCACATGGGATTCCACAAACCCGCTTTCTGTGGTTGCGTCCTCCTGCTCGTAATTGATGGATGCTATCACGTCAGGCGTATATTCCATCCCCGCAAATCTTTTGAATCCTGCATACCCGCATATTAAGTCGAGCCCGATATAATATCGCATCACAGCCGTATTTGCAGCATCTGAAAACATATCTATAATATTTTTCACATCGCTGCTTTTTATAGAGATTTGTAATGATTTCCCGCTTTGGGTAATTCCATCAATCTCCAATTCTTTACCAGATTTAAATACGATTTTTCTCATATTCTTACCTCTTTTCTGTTAGTATTTTAGGTTTTTTCTACATATCCCCGTAAAAATACACTGTGCCGGTTAATCCTACCCCTCGGTTCTCAACAGAGTTTGCTGGTCCGTTTTGAGACTTATTGCCTGCACATCCGGTAATTGTAATAGTCCCAGTTGATGCATCATATCCCAAGGCAGGTGAACAAGTGGCAACAGGATCATAAGCTAACCTACCTCCATAGTCGCTATTTCTATGCGAGCTTGATGTTGTGGCATTTGTAACTACAAAAGCAAAATCCTCTGCAGTCAATTTTTCATAGCCGGATATCTGCCTGGCAACAGAAAACGATCCATTTCCAACCCCTGATTTAATAACATGCCGATCTGTCTTACCCAATTTTTTTGTTACTGTATCAGCACCAGTGGAGTATGTAATATAAACCCCGTCCTCTCTAGCGTCCATGCCTTTGATCGCACCATTGTCGTTGAGTGAATCAATATTGGTCTTTGCATTCGCAAATCCGTTTGCGATTCGCTGTTCTAGGTCGTTCATGTTTTTAGTGTTAAACGCATCGCCCTCCTGCGATACCTGCCCCTCACTGCGGGAAACGTCATACGTTGTTGATTCTCCGTTTGCAACGTTTCTCAGAAGCCGACGTCCTGCAAATTCCACAAGGCGGGCTTTCCATTCTTTCGGAGTAAACCACGTTTCTGCCATTATAAAATCCCTATTCCTTCCCCGGCGTAGATTTCATCGCCGCAATAATAATAACTGCCCATAACTCTGTCATAGACATATTTGACATCGTGCAAGATCCGTTCTATGGCGTTCCATTTTTGATAAGTAGTCAGCGGCGGGTCTGGTGTGGCAGGGGTATCTTTCAAAGCACTCCACGCTTCACGGATCCGCTGCACGTTGTCGCAGATCCGTTTAAAATCACTTACTCGCGGAATCTGATTCGCCCCCCATGTCTTCACCGTCACGCTTACCGCCAAAGTTTCAGCGATCTCACGGATGTTACTTTCGATCCGGTTCAAATCCGCTACATTCAACGCTCCCTTCATTCCGGCAGCCCATTCCATTTTTTCTTCTTCGGAGATTGTCCCTGCAGCGTATTTATCATTCAAAACCTTTACCCGTTCAACGTCCGCCTGCGTTCGGTCATACACCCATTCCATCAGAAAATCCCTACCTCCTCATCAGCATACAGCTCGCCGGAATAATACTCTTCTGATGTTATTTTATAATATCCGCGGCATTTTGCCGTACCCACAAATCCACCCGTAAGGTCAACACTAAGGGATTCTATACAGGCGACAAAATTTCCGTGCATTTTCAAGGTATTTTCAACCTCCGCCCAGTCCCCTGCTTTTTCCTCTGCGGACAAATGACGTGTCTGGATGATCTGCTGGAGTTGGTAATAATCCAGGATATTGTCAGCAACCTTCTGTGCGCTTTCGTAATTCAAAAGCGTTCCGGAAAATGTTTTCGTGTTCCGCACTTCACCGGACTTTATATGCTCGATTCTGGACAGTGTAGCCAGCTCTGTACCAACATATTTGTGCCCCATGATCGTGACCTCTGCACGGGCGTTTCCCGCGATTTCCAGCACAACATAGTACGGCATTTGTTTAACAATCCTTCCAGCAGATGCGCTCATGTTCGCTGCCGGGCTTGTGAGCTGAATTGTATGTATCCCTGGATCGTATGTGCCTTTCGTAATCTCGCTTTCCGCCGCGTCCAACACCCATGTTTTATATTTTACGCTTACGTCTGACACATAAGGATCTGCCTTTAACGTCGTGGAAAATTTCCGGCTGCGCGGAATCGTTGTCGATATTTTTCTGGTCGATTTTCGTATTTCGATTCCAGATCGGCGGGACGTGTTCATAATAGCCGAACAAGCGAATAAGACCTCCCGTAAAGCTTTTTGACAGGTTTGGATTTTAAGCGTGCCATACAGGGGCGTTTTCGCCACCTCTTCCTCTACTGTATAATCTTCAATCCCTGCCGCTGTCATAATCTCTTCGATCACACTTCCCGCCGTTTCTCCGTCGTATATCCGCCCGTCTTTAAAATCCACATTAGCAAGCATCCCTTTGTAGTCAATCGCCGATATTTGTGTGACGTTTTTTGCGGTACTGTTAGATTCCATGAAAAACACGCCCAGCGGCATCTTCACGCCGTCAACGATTTCATAGGGTAACATTCTCTGCTTTTTCTGCAATGTTTTGTGCAACCCGTCGATTTTGCCAATATTAAAATCATCATCAGGGTCAACAAAGTCAAACGTAAGCTTGTCCGTCTTGACCTGATTACTGATAGGGTCTGTGTCATTTACAAGCTTCGCGCTTTTTATAACATCCGGCCCCCAGATAAACGTTGTGCCATACTCGAGATAGTTTAACTTTACATTGTACCACGGTAGGGCACGTACAAATCGGATTTCAATGCGTCCGTATTCCTCCACCTGGTTTTCGGCAAAATAATTCAGTTTGTCCGGAAAGAAACGTTTTTGCGATTTATATGTACCGCCGAGGTCGTACCATGTCACTTCCATCTCCAGCGGGAATGTTTCCGAAAAATGAAAAGTCAGCCCGATAGAGGTATGATTTTCGGTAAAATCTATTCTGATTACAGGCTGTTTTGTGAAAATTCCATCTGCGCCCGCTTGCACATCCGAAAAAAATGGGATGTCCGTCGGCGTGTCTGGCATTTCGCTAAGACTCCCATCCAACACGAAAAAATTATGTTCCAGTGTAGCGTATTTTGGTGGGCTGCCTTTTGACTTAAACAGCCCCATATCCCCAAAAGCAGCATTGCTCTCTGTGCTTTCTTTTGCATCAGGCAGAGCAGTCGTGTCATACAGATTGTATTCGACATAAAATTCTGTTTTCATCATGGTCTCCTTGCCGGTTCTTTCGCCGTAAACTTGCAGGTAAACCCTTTATAATCAGCGCTATCCTGTGTTATCTTCTCGTATTCATCAGAGACGCTGGATATATAAGCTGTGTATTCGTAATAACCAGGATCTGACGGCAGCGAAATAATATGGAATGGGACGGGCTCTGTAACCTTATCCCAGAAACGTTTATATACGCCATCCGGGAACGAGCTGCTCTTCCCGACCGACATTGTGTAGTTAAAATACACGCCTATCAATTCACGATGGAGCTCTCCCGTTTCAACTCTTTCGGCGAATTTGTCGAGGAAATCCGCGTTTCTTTTTATGGACACGATGGGGATGTTAAAATACTCCCCATCTATGTATATGCCGCGTGTAAAAATCATCCTCCGATCACCTCCAGATCATATCCTTGCCTGCTTGCTTCCGATAAGAAATCCTGCAGTGTAGCTTGCGCCAGATCTACCCCGTTTACCTGCAAGACAATTTTCGCCGTTCTAAATCCGCCGCCGCTCTCTGCCATTACCTCCGATACAGCTTGTTTGATTGTGCCTATCGGCGCTTCGATGTTGGTCTGCCCTGCCCGCTGGTCGCCCAGAATCGCCAGGAACGGGTTGCCGCCACGGATTACCGAGCCAGATGCAAGCGCCGGGATATCCCGCAGGGTACGAGATGCAAAGCTTTCGTTTATGGCATACGGCTGCGTGGACATTGTTCGCGGCTTCGATGATCCGCCACCAGTAAATGCGTTTTTGATACCGCTGCCGATGTTCTTGATTTCCTCTATAACGCCTGCAATCATGTCGCTAACCCATGTAAAGAAGCCGGACAAGAACGCCTTTATAGAATCCACGACGCCTTCTACTTTGGTTTTAAAAATCGTGAAGATTTCCTGCGCGGTATTCCATGCGCCCTTCCAGTCTCCATCAATCAGCTGCTTAACAACTTTTACAAACAGACGAAATACAGTTTTCATGATGTCAATAATACTTTTTATCTTATTCCAGAAATCGTTGAACGTATCCCAAGCAACCGCCCACGCCTCTTTCCAAAATTCTAAACAATCGTTTATAAACGTCATAAAGGTTGTAAAACCGTCAACAATCGTCTTAATTCCAAGTATAATAAACTCTAACAGCACCCCTAATCCTTGCACCAAGAATGGCACTGCGTAGGTCATAATCCAGTCAACAATCGGTTGCAAAATACTCTCCCAAAAAGATTTTAAAATATCCGCAACCAACCCAACTCCTCTTATTATAGCTTCCCAAGCCGGCAGAAAAGACTGCGTAAGAAGCTCTGATATTCTAGTCCCGATTCTGTCGATAACTGGCTGAATGTGTGTATTCCATGCGGTTAAAAAATGATTGACAACCTCTGAAAGCCCGCTCGTTATACTATCAAATAATGGCTTTATATGAGCGTCGTACATTGCATTCAGGCTATCAAACGCTTTATCTACAGCCGTCTTAAATCCTTCCAGCACGGTAGCTGCGCCACCTAATAACCCCTCCAGTGCAGTCTTGAACCCGTCAGCATTTTCTGTAAACGGTACAATAAGCATTTGTAAAAAGTCCCGCCCCAGTTTAAGCGCAAGTTCAGTCAGCCCCATAGCTGCATCCGCAATGCTTCCTATCAGCGCCGATACAAAGCGGATCCCGCTTTCGCTTGCAAATGCTTCAAATACATGGGCTATACTCTGGAACAAATCAGCCAGAAGAAGGTTTATATCTGCCCCCACGTTAAATGCGGATATCAGGAATTTTTTTATCCGGTCGGTATTGTTTTCGAGATAATCCCCAATCCCGCCGATCAAAGCCGCCGCCAGAGTAAGCCCTATGCTCGCCATTGAGCCGGTAAAGGAACCCAACATATACATAAAAGTTTTAAGGAAGTTGTCAGCAGCCCCTATAACCGCAGGGTCCGACCATATCTCTATCCATGCATCACGGATTTGCTGAAGCCCATTTTTGATAATATCTAAGCGGTATTCAAAATCACCCAAGCCATCCCAGAAGCCTTCCGCAAAAGCATCTTTTAACTCTTTTACATAGTCAAGAATAGGTTTCAGATTCTCCAAAATCCCATCAAGCCAAGACTTCACTCCTGCATCAACAGGGACTTCCTCGAACATGTCTTTCGGCTGCGTTCCGCCTCCACCGCCGCCGGAATCATCCTGCTTTTGCAACACATCCAGGTCATCAAACTTTGCCAAAGCTCCGGCTGCCTTTTTTGCCGCCGCTGCTGTTCCATTCAGGGAATCGTTATAGGAATCCTGTATCTTTTTCGCTCGGATGAAAGTGCTTTTCCCGCCAAGGATGGCAATAAACTGCGCCACATATGTTATCGCCCGCGCTATCCCGTTTATAAGCGCATTGAGATATGGAATTACCATCTGGACAATTGGAGCAAAGGCGGCAGCAAACGCATTCCCAAGTGTAGCCAGTGAATTTTTTAGAGACTGAAATGAATTTGCCAACGGAGCAGAATACTTTGCAAGGTTTGAAAACCCCTTTTGCATTCCGGCTACCATCGCATTAAATGCTTTTGTAATCCAGTTAAATATCAACAGCGATAATGCGATACCTTTCAATCTTGATGCAAAAGTGCCGAACAGCCCCGCGCTTTTTTTCGCGCCGGACGAGGCTGTTTTAAATGCTTTATCGGCAGAATTCTTCATCCGGTCAAATTCTTTTTTGATGGGCTTCTGCTTCGCGTTAAGTTCTGCCAGCCTGCGCTTTGAAACATCTATGTTCCCAGCAAGCTGTGACGCCTTTACAGACATCTTCTGAAATTCTTCTGTATCTTTTGGGGATACAAACGCGTTACCGGATGCTTTCTCCGCGTTTATTTTTTCCTTGATTTCATCTACTTTTTGAGCCGCTTCATCCAGTTGAGCCTTGTCCACCTTCGGGGTATACGCCTTTCCACTGTTCTCCATCTGCTGAAGCTTTTCTTTCAGATCATCTACACGGTCGGATGCGGCTGCAACCTGTTCATTTAGTACGTCCCATGCGCCGCCGGTTTGAGGTACCCCCATGTTTTCCCAGTCTGTCTGACGTGCTACAAGCTTAGACAGCTCTCCTTGCGCCGCAACGAGGTCTTTCTGTAAAGCTTTATACTCAGACGTTGCCGCCCCCTTTTGTGACATACGGGCCTGCAGTTTTGAATACTCGGATTCTGCCTTTTCTAACTCTCTTTGTAATTCTGCAAATTTTTCTGTCGGGATTTTCTTTTGCGAAAATTCTTCCATTTTGCGATTGAGAGAATCTAAAGCCGCGCTGTCTTTTTTTATGGCATTAGACACGCGCATCATCTGGCTGTTTAAATCTTTTGTTTCAATTTTTGTGTTTATCCGTATCGAACCATCATATTTCGGCATGTCAGCCTCCTGCCTTGACCCATGTCATAAAAGCGTCAACATCTTCCTGTTCCTCTTCTGTCAGTTCCTCTTCCCGCTCTATTGCAAATATGCGTTTCTGCTCCATCAATGCCTGTTTTGCGCGCGTGTCCATCTTAGGATCTATCTTCTGCTGTCGGATGGATATGACATTCGTGTACGCGCATGCCCCGAGCGTTGACAGCAGTCCCATAAACGCCCAATAATGCAGATCAGACCGGTTCAGGTCGATTCCGTACTTTTCCAGAAACGCTGAATAGATGCGCCACTGATCTATGTCAAAATCCGTTACCGGAACTTTATCCTCATTCTTCGGGCGGTTGTCGGTATACCATCCGCTCAGGAACCACCTAAGACCATCTACGGCAGTTTCTAAATCGGGGAAAGAAGAAGGGCTGCTGTCCCCATCCTCTGACGGATACAGCAGCCCCAGCGCTACAGCCAACCTCTCATCGTCGGTCAGACCGGGGTCTTGCAAAGCCTGTGAAATCTGGATCCCTGTCTGGAAGGATCCATCTATGCGAAATCCCTCATATTCTGTTGGGAATTTATCAAGAAGCACATTCCACATTTAATTGCTTCGCGCCCCTTTCCTGTTCGGGCTGTATTTGCTTGTGATTTTCTGATTTCGTTCGGTGGCGAAGCCCTGAAGAATCGGTATAATCTGGTCTAAAAAGTCCGCGATAAGCTCCATTCCAGGGGATTCCACGTCAGGAAACACCTTTTTGCAACACCCGCTCCCAAACAGAGAATCCAACTCAGCGCAGGCCTCCTTACATAAAGCGTCATACGCTCCGAAGCGTTCCGTGAAATCACCGGAAGAATCATTAGCAATCCTATCGGCTTCCTCGTTTTTTGCATTCAGCCATGCCACAAAATCGTCAAAACGCTTAAAAAAACTGTTGTCAGAGATGTTGACCGCAATATAATCGCCGTTATCGTTTACCTCAATTCGTTTGACGCCACTGTCTACTCGTAAGCTTGCTGCTCCCATCTTGTCCTCCTTACTCCGTTAAAGCCCTGTCAGACGCGGGCGTCGCCGTGAATTTTCTTGTGGTTACGTTAAACGTTCCGGCTTCTCCGTCACCTCTGCCGCCCAGCGTCAGTGTGTCCGTTACGTTAGACCCAGCATCGCCGCCCGTGCCGCCTACACTCACAACGCAACGGCGGCGGACTGCCGGATATGAAGGACCAGCGCCGGAAACTCTTACGCGGACATAGGATGTAATGGCGTCCCCTCCGACGGGCAGCGTGTCTATCATCTTGTTAAACCAGTCCGTGAGCTCCGTGTCCTCTTCGTCTACGTTCTGTCTTTCAACTTCGATGGACGGCGTATAGGATTTAAGGTCCGTAGATCCGTTTTCCTGGTTGATGTACTGCACCGTCTCCGTTTCAGGGTTCATTTCCTCTGTTAAAGAGGTAATACCCGTTCCCAGAAGCCGGTAGTCTGCCGCTGTCCCCTCAGCGGACGTGTCCATTTTTACATCGACAAAATGTCTCAACAAATGTCTTTTCATCGTTTTCTTCCTTTCTTAAAATTCAGGTTCGATAACATTTTTATAAAAAACCGTAACCGGTAGAACCCAGTCCTGCACGCCATTCTCCTGTGGTTGTGTCCCATATGCGTTTCCGCGTGTTACCCGCTCAACTTTCCGCCCTGCGGTCAAATCGGGATATATCGCTTTTTCGTACTCTTTCCCCTCAATCCCGGAGGGTTCGTGGCAAAGCCAGCGCCCCAGCGTATCCAGAAATTCAAGAATAGTAATTTTCTGTCGTTCCCTTGCTCCCGTGGTCGAACGGTACACTACAAAGCAGGGATACCGGCATTCCTGATATATCCGCCCGAGTATATCTTCTTTTTCTGTATATACCAGCGCTCCGGAATCATTGGAAAACGCAATGCCATCCTCCGCCCCAAGCTCTTCAAATTTAATTGCTTCATCTGGATACAGCCCCGGAAACTGGTTAAGCAGCGACTTCATCGCCGCCGTCAGAACATCATATCCAGTAGCATCATTCCCGATAGGTTCAGCCACCTTCACCACCTACTTCCCTAAGATTTCAAAATGCGGGATTACCGTATACGGTCCTCCCACTGACGATATCAGGTAAACAAAATCTTTTTCGGCATTCATAAACGCATAAAACCCTTCATATCGCCTGTCTGTATAATCTGCATCGTTCACGAGTACGGCACCGTCCCATGCTCCTACCATGAAAAAGTCTGTAGACGGATTAAATGTAATGCTGTCTGGCAACAGATCATTTACCTGTCTGTTCCATTCCTTCGGCGGAAGCCACGGCAATTCTTTTCCGACGGTATCAACAATAATTTTTCTCCCGTTCTTAACCCCGAACGGGATATGTAACTGTGCGTTATCTGTGCTGTCTGTCCCGTACAGTTTCATGATCTGCCCCCGGTCAGTCTCCAGATGCACGCCGGAAAGCACATGAGGATACCAGATGGCGGCGGTGCTGGATTCGTAAAAATTGAATATTGTCACTATCGCATCATTCATCGGTATCCCTCATTTCACAAAGAGCTTCGTTAAATTTATCCGTAAACGCCCGGATTCTCACGATATTTCCCATGCATTCCTCTGGCACAGAACCGTAAAAGATGATCGTCTCCGGCTGCAACCGCCTCACCATTTCTTCATACCCTGCCAAAAACAGCGCCTTTTTTTCCTTGCTGTTCATGCAGCCAACAGAAGATACCGCCACCGTTCCACCCTCTGGCTCCCCATCGAAACACCAGTCATAAGAATCCGGTGTGCTCCATGAGATTGTTGGAATCACACGGCAACCATATTCTTGCAGATATGCACCTATCCAGTGCTTGCGATAATGGTTGTATATCTGGATAGCTTTCGGAAAATCGGTGTAGGTGCTGAAATCCGGTGTCAGAATGTACCGGAATTTGCTCAGTTTGTCCACGTACCTGTCTGGATTTCTCCATAGTGCGTCAAATTGGTAATCATCTAAGAAGAAATGAACAGCTTTCTCTTCTGGATTATTGCATTTTCCTCTGGCATAATTAAAACCGACAAATTCGCAGTTACCCTCGAATGTCTCAGGTTTTATCTGTGGTATACCGTATTCGCCGACGCCAGAGAAGATGCGGCGGTTCAGATTTTCGTAAGCTATACTTGTCTCTCGGTTTGCCATAGATTACTTCTTTCCGCTTCCAAAGAACCATGAATCAAAGTTTTTCATTCTGCGCTTTCTGGCTCTGTCATAAGTGGTGGTAGTACGGCTTGTATCGTGCAAAGCACTTGTATCGCCTTTTTCAGATGCCTTTGAAAATTTGTGCATTTCATCTCTCATGGCTGTACTGGCATTGACTAATTTTCGATGCTCTATAGCAAGCCTTTGATTTTTAAATAACGCCTCTGCACTTCCAAGTTTTGCGATTTTCCTTTTACTCTCACTTAATCTGTCATTTATATAATTCATTGTCTTTACTGCTTCGCTCTTTGTCTTGATTGACTTAAAGTAGCTAGTGTTTTCTGAATTAATGACCTTCTCGAGTTTACTGTCTTTTTTAACAGTTCCGCTCCCTCTTAAAGCGTCGCTTTTCTTTGAAGAATTAAAGTACACCTTCGCAATAAGCTTAGAAACCGGCTTCTCGTTACTTAACACACTACTTCCGCCACGTCCGCCCATAAAATCACGCTTTCTTTGCCTGCTTGTATACCTGGTTTACTCCTGTGGCCGCCAGCCCGGACACCATGCCCACCGCCGCAGCATTGATATAGTCCGTCGCCGGGAAGTCCGGCATGATGTTCATTCCCAGCGCACCCAGAAGGC